AATAAAATTGCACGGTTTGTTCCGTACGATGATACTCCTGGAGCATTTAAAGCAGCTAAAGATGCAAGTAATCTTGTTAATTATTGTATTTTTAAAAAGAATAAAGGCTGGGAAATATTACAAACATGGATGAAGTCTTCTTTATTATGGAAGAATGCAGTAATTCGTTGGGATTACATTGAAGACTTTGATTATGTAATGGAAGAATACGAAGAAATTGATGAAGCAAAACTTGACGAAATCCTTGCAGATGAAAATTTAGAAATCGTCGGTGAGCTGACGCTCAATCCAACTTCAGAAACAATTTCATATATAGATGTAAGGCTCAGAAAGCGAATTGACAAAAGCAGAGTTAAGCTAGAAGTTATACCGCCAGAAGCCTTTAGGATTTCAAATGAAGCAAAAGATATTGATGATGCCGTCTTTGTTGGCATCCAAAGCGAAATGTCTCGTTCAGATGTTCGCAGATATTACCCAGAGTGGGGAGACAGTCTCACAGAAGATGAATGGAATCGCCTCGGACGCGGTTACAGCTGGGTCGGAAGCGGCAAATATAGTGAAGATGTCGCTGCAAGAAAAGATATTACAGGCCAAGCCTATTGGCAAGGCTATGAAGCAAAAGGTGAAGCATATACTGAAGCTAATCAAGAAGTAACTCTTACTGAATCTTGGATTAGAGTAGATCGTGATGGTGATGGTATTGCAGAACTAAAACATTTTATAACAGTAGATAATCATATTTTATACGAAGAAGATGCAGAGTTTGTGCCACTAGCTTCTATTGTTCCTATTGATATTCCACATGAATTTTTTGGATTATCAATGGCTGACTTTACAAGATCTAGTACATTAGCAAGTACAGCTATTCTTCGTGGTTTTGTAGAAAACACTTATCTTACAAATTATAGTCCTAAACTAGCAGATCCAAATGTAGTTGATTTTAGTGCGCTTCAAAACATGAAGCCTAAACAAATTATACCTACTAATGGTAATCCAACTGGTGCGGTATCACAATTACCGCCAGAGACTATTTCTACAGGTACTGTACCTTTGCTTGAACATCTACAGCTTATTAAAGAGCAAGCTACAGGAATGTCTAAGGCCGCGCAAGGATTAAATGATACACTTTATGTATCAGGCAACTCTGAGCAAAAACTTAGCGCTGTTCAATCAGCAGCACAAAAACGAATCCAGCATATCGCGCGTAGATTTGCGGAAACTGGATTTAAGCGGCTGATACAAGGTGTTTACAGAACCATGTATATGAACATGAAAGGTAAACAATCATATAATATGGATGGTGTTTATGGCACTATTAATATGGGTGAATTGCCTTCTACCATGGATGTTGAAATATTTTTAGATATTGGTGATAATTCAAACTTAACTGTAATTAATAAATTGACTAAAGTAGGCTCTGAAATACTTCCTGCTTTAGCTAGTCAAGGTGCAGGCATGGCAGTTAAGCCTGAAGCACCAGCAGTGCTTGCAACTAAACTTATTGAAGCTTTAAATTTAGATAGTAATGATTTTTTACAAGATTATACTACTAATGAATTTAAAGAAAGAGCAGCTAACGCTATGCAAGAACAAGCTAAAGCTGCACAAGCACAGGAAATGATTGAGCAACGTAAACGTGAAGCAGATACTGCACTTGCAGAAGCAAATGTAGAATATACTTATGCTCAAAGTAAAAATACAATGGATGATAATTCTAAACAATTAGCAGTTGCTATTGATAAACATTTCCAAGAATGGGCTGATTTAACAATTAGAGCAGTTAAAGAAGGTGCAGAACTACCTAAACATCCAGAGTTTAATCAAGTTCTTATGATGGCTAGACAAATAATTCAACCACAACAGGAGACTATGCAGAATGGCACACTCAACAATTAACAGTTCTGGAGTTGGAGGAACACAAGCAGGCACTGCAGTAACTACTACTTCAAATAATAAAACAGTTGTATTTACAAATGAAACAGATTCTGTAATTACACTAGATCTTAAAACTGCAGGAACTATTCATGCATCTGATAAAGGTATTAAAATTCCAGCTAAAGAATTTCTTAATTATACACATGTCGGTGGACATGGTGCTTGTGTAATGGAAAATATTAAAACATCACACGGTACATCAGCTCAAGTTAATGAGCGTATCTACATTCATCATCGTGTGTAAATAATGGATAAGTATCGAAAGACAGCCGAGAAGAGGCTGAGTAACGATAAATCATATGGTAATCATAAAATTCATCCTGAAGAATTAGCGCGAAGGGCGCACGTTAGAGGTCACTTTGCTGCCAAAGAACGGGATGAATTTTTTGATGAAGTATATGGTGAGGTTCTTGTAGATTATTTTATTGAATGGCTTAAAACAGAACCACACGAAACTAAAACACGGGAGTTTCTCTACTCTTCTGCGATGGCACTAGGTAGTGTCAAAGAGAAAATGACGAACTTTGAGATGTATGGGAAAAATATCCCACACCTAATGGAGGACAACGATGACAGTTCGGAAAATTAATTATGAAGAACTAGTAAAAAATTATGATATAATGATTGAAACGCTTGAGTATGATTCAATGCGTAGCGCAGGTAAAGCAAAACTTAATGCAGAAGTATTAATTAGTTTACATAATTTGCGAGATCGTTATTCAAAAAAGATTAAAGCTAACTCCGTTAAAAAGGAGGTAAGTAATAATGGATAATCCAGAAGCACAAAAAGACTCTACCCAATTGGATGATTCTAATGCAATGGAACAAAGTCAAACTGAAGAGGCATTGCTGGCTGACATCATACGAAACTCTGATTTCGTAGATACTCTACCCGAAGAGCAAGTACCGCAGTTAGGCGCGGAAGAATCTGATGAAGAAGACCCAGAAGAATCAGAGGAAGCCGATAACGTTGATGAAGAAGACGAAGACGAGATTGAAGAAGAAGAAACAGCAGATGAGGATGATGAGTCTACCCAAGAAGCTGATGTGTACACTCCTGATGATCTTGACTTGGAATCGCAAGTACTCGTTAAAATAGATGGCGAAGAAGTTGCAGTTTCCTTTAGTGACCTTATAAAAGGTTACTCTACTGAACAACATCTTTCTAACAAGGGTCGTGAACTTGGTGATGCAAGAAAACAAATGGAAGAAGAATATGAGCAAAAACTCGAAGAAATAAACGGGATGGCTCAAGCTTCTGCTGCTGTATTGTATGATGCAGAACAGCGGCATGCCAATGAATATCATAAACTTGAAGAAAAAATACAAACTGCTCGTGATGAAGGCGATACCTATGAAGTTAATGAATTAAAAGATAAGCGAGAACAAGTCCAAAAAAGATATTGGGATGCACGAGAACGTCGTGAAAAGCTTATTGATAATATTCAAAAACAAGATCAAGAAAAACAACAAAAAGAATTTCAAGAACAATTAGATTATTTTAATAAAGTAATACCTGATATGATTCCAGACTTTAACGAAGAAACAGCTATGGCTATTCGTGAGTTTGCTATTGAAGAAGGAGTTCCTGAAGATATTCTTGATGTAGTAACTGATCCTGTACTTATTAAATTTGTTGATGACTACAGAAGATTAAAACAAGGTGTAAGCAAAGGCACAGCTAAACGTAAAACTACAAGCGTTAAAAAAGCGCCTGTTCGAAAAGCAAAAACTCGTAAAGAAAAAGAAGTTGATGCAAGCGAACAATTAAGACAAAGGGCGCTTAGTGAAAACGCTAGTCAAGATGATCAAATGGCATTTCTAAGAGGACTTGCAGAACGCTCTCTTTCAAATATTTAATACCTCGGAGGTATAATTAAAATGGCTAATTTACTTGGCGTACGCGGCACAGGTGGTCCAGCAGGACCAACTCGCGGCACTGGCAAAGATGTCTCACAGCGTGAGGATCTTGCTAACTTTATCACGATGATTACTCGTGATGAAACTCCTTTTACTTCATCGATTGGTAAAGCAAAAGCTACTGCTATTTATCATGAATGGCAAACCGATCAATTAGAAGCTCCAGGAAATTCTCGTATTGGTGAAGGAACTGACTTTATTGCACCAGATGCAACTGGTTCAGGCGGTACAGGTGCAACACCTGCAACTGGCAATAAATTTGCAGTATCTGGCCCTAACCGTACTCGTCTTGGTAACTATACTCAGATTAACGGTAAAACAATTGCTGTATCAGGCACACGCCGTGCAGTTGATCAAGCTGGTGTAGCAGATGAATATGCATATCAGCTTAAAAAGCGTGGCACAGAGCTACGGCGTGATGTTGAATTTGATATGATTCATTCATATAATACATCAGGAACTATTGCAAATTCAGGACAAGTGCAAGGTGGTGGCGCAAATGATGCTCGTGCAGCTGGTGGCTATCAGTCTTTTATTAATTCAGCACTTACTTGTAATTATGTAGGTGAGTTTGAAGCCCCTTCAGCTTCTACTTCTAATGCTGGTACTGATGCACAAGGTACAGACACTGTACGTGGATCAATTAACGGTGGTGGTACTGCTCCTGCACGCGGAACTCTTGCATTGACAGATATTGATTCTGTTATGCAAAAGATCTATGAGCAAGGCGGTAAGGCAACTAAAGTTATGTTGTCACCAAAACTTCGTCGTGATTTCTCAGACCTTATGGTTTCAGATACTGGTGTTACACGTAATATTGACGCAGGTGGAAAACTTCGCCAGTCAGTAGACGTATATATGTCAGACTTTGGTGATGTAATGGTAGTTCCTAACTATATTATGGGTCTATCTAATTCTGTTGCACTTAAAGGTGATAACGGAGCGCTTTTCACAGGCTCTGGTATTCCAGATGTTGCTGACTTTGCGGCATTGATTTATGATCCAATGTGGTTTGCTACTGCATATCTACGTCCTTTGACAGAAGTCGATGTAGGTCAGCAGGGCGACTCAACTAAAGGAATGATGGTTGAAGAATGTACTCTTGAAGTACGTAACCCTCTTGGTTGTGGCGCTATTTACGGCCTAAATTAGGTTTAATAAGGAGGGGAAGCTTATGAGCTTCTCCTTCTTTTTTATTACGGGAGAATAAAATGCCAGGATATAAAATGATGATGAAACCTAAAATGATGTCTAAAGGCACTAAAGGAAAAGGTGTTATGCATCCTAAAATGAAAGAACAACAAAAGAAAATGAAAATGAATGCAGAATACAAAGCTGCAGGTGGCATGGTATATACAGGGAGAGACTAATGCCTATTGTAGTTCGTAAAAAAGATAAAAAGAAAAAATTACCAGATGCACCAACAATGCCAGTTCGAGCTAAAGCTATACGCCAAAAGAAATCATTTGCAGCAGAT